GTCCATACCGTGCATGACAGAATTGACGAACTCAACCGCGCTATTTGACTTACCTTCAACGCGCCACTCGATTGAGCGCAGCATCATCGTCATGGAAGTGAGGATGGCCCCGATGATCGGGTCATTCTCCGCCATCTCACGATACTTCTTGACACCATGACGCCCACGAAGCTGGACAATAAATTCATCCTGGCGAAGTCCCCAAGATGGGTTCGTGTCCGATGCTACGCCAAGTTCTACGAAAGGACGGGCCATTTTTGTATCCTATAAGTGTTCTGGACGTAGTATAGGGGAAAGGTTTCAATCCCTCAATGTGTTTGCTTTGGTATACATAACTGCATCAAACGTCCACTTTGATATACATAACTTCATCAATGTATGCTTCGTAAGTCATAAAACGCCTTTATGTTCTACAGAGCATACATTAAGCCACTCTATGAACATTACTCTGCCTCTCCCCAACAACCGTCAACTGCGGTGTCTTCCGCTTCTTCCGTGTCAGTGCCGACAGTTCGTTAAACGCAGACGCAGTCGCGTCAACCTGGTCCTTGAAGCGAGATTTGGGGAAGAACCTCAACTCGTCCAGCCACGCCTTTGTCCATGTGCGCTTCAGGACGTTCACACGACCGATCTCAACCTGTGACGCCAATGGCTCTGCCCTCGTCTCCTTGGAGCCTGACTGCGCCTCTGCCTTGGCGTTGTAGCCGTGCAGAAGGGCGATGATGTCCTCCACGACGACTTTGCCCGCTGCGCCCGGATCTTTAGGCACGATGATCTTGGTTGATACTCCATCTTCTTCAGCGGTCTTCTCAATGAGTTGACGCACAGCGCCACCGCCAAGCTGCTTGCGCACAACGTCAACAACGTAGAACTGCTGGCTTGTCTCGCCGTAGAGCATTTTGGTGCCGACGGTGTAGGCTCCTTTGCCCTCGCTACCTGCCAAGTCCCAAGCCCGAACAGCGATGAAGTTCTCATCCGGTAGCTCGTCAATCTGGCGGATGTTGTCTACTTGGAACATGCCGCCTTTACGGGGCACAGGGCGCTGCTGGAGTTGTGCTGACGCGGCATATGGACCCATCGCCTTCTTCAGTCGCTCCACAGCGTCCGCACTGAAGCGTTCCGGCCACATCAACTCGCCTTCAGTAGTGCGGGGGTCCGTCCAGCCGATGCTCGTTGTCTTGCGCTGCTCTTCTTCCCACTCCATCGGGATGTTCAAATGCTCGTATCCAAGGTCAATCGCCGCTGAATACACGTCATCTTCGTGGATGCGCTGCCCAACAACGATGATCGGACTGTTGTCAAGATCGTTCACACGGGTCTGGAAGGTCTCAAGGAACCACTGAACAGCCTCAGAGCGTTTTGCGTCCGACTCACCCTCGCTTGAGTTGTGCGCATCGTCCAAAATCAGGAAGTCACCACGGAAACCTGTCGTTGCACCGCCAACGGAGATGGCTCTAAGCCCGCCCATACTGGTATTGTCGAAGTTCACTTTCGCACCCTGCTCCGACGAGATGGATACTCCGAAGTTCTTTTGATACCAATCAGTCTGCAAAACAGTCCGAGCGTAGTAGTTATCCCGCTCAGACAGGTTTAGCGCGTATGAAGCACCGATAATTCTCGCCCAAGGTTTATGCGTCCAGATAAAAAGAGGCATCATCACGCGAGTAAGACGACTCTTTGATGCGCCAGGCGGGATATTTATCACCAGACGCTTGATTTCCCCCCGAATGACCGCTTCAAGGTGTTCACAGATGGCTTCCAGCGCCCAGCCTTGCTTCATCTTTACGCCGGGTTCAAGTATCGGCCATGCTTGTTGAGTGAACTCCAGCAAGGATCGCCGTGCAAGTTCTGCTCGGATTTTCTGGAGCGCCTCTGGGCCGACTTCGCGTATCTGTTCGGGGGTTAGTTGCATCTACGTGTCAGAACCCCAAGAAATGCACTTGTAATCAATAGGCTGATAGCCGGGAAAGTTCTGTTGCACATACATCACTCCCTGCTCCATTGCGGAGCGTTTGCAGGTTTCTTCATCTGGATAGGCTGGGCCAGCGACACCAATGCAAGTCGATGCTGTGCAGGCGAGGATGATAGGCGTGAACATGGTGTTTCTCCTTGTGTATGCTTCAGCCTATCACAAAAAAGAACCCGCCACAAAGGGCGGGTTGAGTTGAGACAGAAAGGACAGTGGTTGGATTATAGGATCATCACATTACAGGCGCAAGTATTCGGTTCATCGCTAGTTCATGCCTTCGCTCTTCCTCCTGAACAGCATCCAGAATGGAATCTAAGAATTTCTCTGCTTCTTCAAGGGATCCTGATTTGTAGATTATCTTCTGTTTATCAAGTCTAACAGTTGACGCTTTTTTAGAACCTATGTTCCTCCAGAACACAACTTTTGGCTCGTAATCCTTATATACGCGGTCAACTTCCTTTATTGCTATCGTCGATACGCTGCCTTTTATGATGACGAGATATTTTTCTTCTGGATTCGGATCATCTGAGTATTTAAGCATCCTTGCGTAATCGTCATGAATTACCTTTGCTCGGCTAGGCGTTATACCATGACGTGCGGCTATAGATGTGTACATCTCGCCGTTCTGCCTAGCTTCATATATTTCTTGGTTGCGCTCAGGGTTCGGTCCTTTTCGCATCACAGTATTTCCTCCATCATTTTGTCTACGTTTCGCTCTAACGCTTCCAGCGTCCCATTGTTGTCGATTGTGAAGTCTGGTTCCGCATTCTCCCGTGTGATGTCCATACTACCAGTTTCTTGAGGCAGAAAAGCAAATCTATCCACCCAGATGATGTAGTCAAATAGATCACGACTAGCCTCCAGTTCATCGTATCGCCTCATGCCGACATAGAGATCATAACCTCTACCAAGCATGGTCTTGGCAGTTCTGTCCTTCTGAGGCGTGTTATATTCAGCGATCATGCTCATCCACAATTCCCGCCAATTGATGCGGTCTTCGAACATCTCGGCAAAGCTGTCGTAGTGAAATTGCCCCCACTCACCCCAAATGCACTCGCGTCCTACGAACTCACTGGACGATATGAACCTGAAGCCATGCTTACGGTGTAGCATTTCTGCAACGGTGTCCTTGCCGTGCCTGGCATAGCCAAGGATGAGGAGTCTTGGGCGTTCGAGGTCAGCGCCAGTTAGCATCACAAATCTCCTTCAGCCTAACAGCCGCCTGCACCGCATAGAAGAAACTCTCGCCGTTACATGCCACGTCATACGCCGCTGCCACTGCCTCGACGCTCAATCCTTCATAGGCAGTATCCAGACAAGCTGCTGTGTAGTAGTCGCTCTCTGTCAGGTTCATACCAGCACCACAGGGCCGTCACGCTGACCTTTTACCAGCATATCCAGATCCGCACTGATGCAGATAGCCGTGAAGAACTCATCGTCATCCTTGGCCACCTCATCGGCTGCTACAACAGTGTCAAACAGCAGATCATGCGCACTGGCGATGGCCATACCAAGTTCGCGCAGGTCAAGCTTCGTAAATTCTGATGACACGTTCGATTGCCTTGATGTCATTCTTATACCCCTCCTTGTCTTCCTCATTGTTCGCTGTTTGATAGCCGTCTATCATCAGCTCCAGCATATCTTTTAGTCCAGCCCTCACGATCCCATCCAGCGTGTCATAGTCAATATCAATCTTCGGCATCGAGCGCCTCCTCAATCAGTCGCTTCACATACGGTGTTGTGCTCTTGTATTTGCGCACAAGGTCATTGACCGCCCATCCTGCTTCGTAGTCACGCAGAATAGCCAAGTCGCGCTCGTCTCGTTCGCGTGTAGTCATGATAGCGCCTCCATTTGATTTATCGCCCTGCCAAAAATCTCAGGTATTTGTGGTAAGACAGCGTTCCCATAAGCCTTTATATCGTCCAATCTGCGGGGTATCCCATCAGAAAGGCAAATTGCGGCCCTGTAATTTTCCGCTCCCCAAATGCTTTCGCGTATCTTGCACATCCTGGATGCTTCTGCATGGACGTAGCGCGGAAGTTCGCCGTTCTTGTAGGGGTGTGCAATGGCCCACCAACGACTTCTCTCATGGTCAGCCCCGATTGCAGATGCAGGTAAATTGAATACGTCACACTGCATCCCCAAGGAACAGAAGAAATCTGCGGCGATTGCGATTGGTTTTCTTTGCACATTCTCTGCGATGACGTATCTTGGGTGCACTTCAGAGACCACTCTTGCCATTTCTGGCCACCAGTCCTTTGCTGTATTGTGACCGTGAGCTGCTGTTGAGTGCGCTTGGCACGGGAATCCGCCTGTGATGACATCTATCCTTCCTTTCATCTCTTTTCCGTTCAACGTACTTATGTCAGCATGGATCGGAACATTAGGCCAATGCTTGCAGAGTACAGACTGCTGGAAGTCTCCAACTTCGCAGAACATCTCAGTGCGGTACCCTCCGGCGCGATGAAGCCCAAGGCTGAACCCACCTATTCCGGCGAATAAATCAAGAACTGTTTTCTCAATCATTCACCAACCTCCACACAACAGCCACGGCCAACGCAATGATCGGTATCGAATAGTACGCAGGCAGTTCAGCGTAGAACCAATGCCAGAATCGTTTCACCAGAACCCTCCCCAATGCAGTATCCAAGACACGAACGCGATGTTAAGCACATGCCCAATGATTCGGCCAGCCCAAAAGGGCTTGCTCCGGTTATCTTTATGCTCATAGGTATCACCGATGATGCCGAGCATCAGGTAAGCTATCATCAAGGTATGGGGCCAGGTCATCGAATTACTCGTGCACAATACTCAAGGCGAAACCGCTTGACGCGCCGCTGATATAGCAACACATCGCCGCGCATATACGCATCCCATGCCTGTTTGGCCTGCGCATTACGGCGCTCACCCGTCAGGTCAAGACAGTGAAACCCACGGTGATAGATGATCTCGTCACCCGGATTTGCCCTTGCCAGCATGTCATCGAAACTCATCATTTGCTCAAGTAATCCCTCATTGTTGGATAGCTGACGCCATTCGCCTTGGCAGCAGCGTAGATAGATGGATACCGCTTACCATCGAAACGCACCTTGCGTCCATGATTTTTTCCACGCGGATTAAGTCCTACCGTGTCGAGCCTTCCATCATTGATAGCCCTGCGCAATGAATCATAAGTAATGCCCAGAGCCTTCGCAGCATCGGCCTTGGAGCGGTAGGTGGTGCCTCGTATCGTGATTGGTTTAGGGTGGTTTGGCATCACATCCCCTCCCACTTGTAGATATGCACATAGTCAACGCCGTTCTCAGGCACGACGATCTCATACGGCACAGCAACATAACCAGGCGGAGGTTCCACCGTCAGCCGCTCATCCTGTGTGCCCATGTATTGCCAGTCAAACAGGAAGTAGACATCCAGCCCTGCGTAAGTCAGCGTGAACGTCTCATCCATTGAATGCACATTCGCATTCCTGAATGTCACAGTCGCCACAGCGCCAGACACCATAGGCTCGTGCAGATGCACATAAGACGGTGCCTCGGTAGACGTTAATGCAAAACTCCACTTCTTGATGTTCTCCGCATGGAGCGGTGTGGCAACGAGGAGCAGGGGTAGGAGGAGGGGTTTAATCATCGGGGTTCTCCTTTCTGGATTCTCTA